AAGTTCTCGATCAGTTTGCCCGACCAGATTTCGGGGATGAAGTTGCCGCTGTAATTTGGGCGACCGGGGGAGACGGGATAAGACATGGTGAAACTCCTTTAATCAGGCATTGACTTGTATGCGATTCTCTCGCTGTGCAGCGAAAATATCGCGTTCGATTCGGTCACGCTCCTGCTCTCGGCCTTTATATTTACCAGATCGAACATCGTTAAAAAACTTTTGGATGTCTTGTGGTGAATACATTTTACCTTGGTTGGCGGTTGTAGGTGTCCCAGTATTTCTTGAACGACCGGGGGTAACCTGTTTTTCCAACTCAGAGTTTTGAGCGCGACCAGTGGATTGAGCAACTGCGGCTTGTCCAGTAGACTCTAACCAAGTGTGGAAGAAATTAGCAACACGATCCGCATCAAGCGTGCGTTGCGCATCGTCGAGGTATGTCTGGCGAGTAATGCCCGTCAACGGATCAGCCGTCAACAACCACGATTGGAATGCCTCGTTGTCATTGATTTGGCGAAAGTTGGGGACAGCACTAGTCAGTCTAGCCCAGAACCCTTGCTCGGCAGATACTTGCTGACGCTGGGCTACGGCTTGCACCTGTGGCACTACGTTAGTTTGCATCTGCCTAAACATCTGTTCTATCTGAGCAAGGCGTTGTGCTACGGGGACTAACTCCTCGCGGGACACTTTACGCATTACATCAAGCGATTCACCGTATTCTTCAACATCTTTATCAGTAACAATCTTTTCAGTTACTGGTTGCTGGGTAGCGGTGTTTGCCTGTTGTGCAGACAGCGATGCAAGCAATTGTTCCATTTGCTGTACACGATTTACCATTTCTCGATTCTGCTGGTGCAGACGAGGAACTTCGGCGTTGTACATACCCTGAAGTGTTTTGTACTTCTGGACAATGGTTTCTTCCGACAAGTTGTCATCACCCGACTTATGCTCATTTGCAGGTGATGGAGTGGCATTATTCGGCGCATCATTCTCGTCGGCAGGGGGCGTGACGGTGCCATCGGCTGGAAGGGTATCCCCTGCGCCTGTGTTGTCGTCCGCATTAAGTTGTTGGTACAACTGTTGAACTGCCTCGGTTTGCTTTCGAATTTGCTCTGGTATGGCCATGTTGAACGCTCCTATTGGTATGCGTGATTAAAGACGGCGAGTTTCATCATAACTTTGCCGCCAACGCAGGGGCTTCTTTGGTAAGTTTTGTCAACTCACCCAACACTTGGCAGCGCCCCTGAAAAACTGCGGTGTTGTTGATCGCGGTTGGTAGCTGATCTAGCTCACGCAAGCGCCATCCATCAAGCCACTCCAAAAACTCTGGGTGTTGACGAACAAACAAGGCTAACGCCTTGATCACTTGCGGTTCAGGCTTAATCACGCCGCCCTCCCACTCACACGACTTTGCACTGTGTTAGCTTCCATTCCGCCTTTGGGAGACCCGTCAGGATTGGATTCTTCAGATGCTGGGGCTTGCGCTTGCTGTTGTACAGCAGCCGCTGTCGCCCTAGCCTGAATTCGACCTTGATACCCTGACTTCTCCCGAGATGGAATAACTTCCTCCACAGGCATTTGCAACCCTTTAGCCACTTCCCGTAGGATAGTAGCCCGTCCTTCCTTCCCAAGAATCTCAAGATCAACGGGATTGGCGGTTGCATTAAGGAACTCGATACGACGAATGTTAACAGTTTCCTTGACTGCGAGATTAATCGCACCCTTGGCAACAACCTGAACATCGCCTTTAATTGACTCATCCTCATCATAACGCATGTTATATACAAACTGGCGCATAACGATGGGTTTAACTACATCACTATCAATGTGCATTACGACTTGCCGAATACCTTTACCAGCAGCGCCCATCAGCATAGACAAACCAGATGATGTGCGTCCAGCGCCTTGCACGTTAAGGTCACCATACACATAAGCCGGGATGCCCGAATGATCATCAGCTAGGCGACTAAACTTTTCGTACACACCCACAAGTTCGTTAGCACGAGAATCAGGTTGTGTAAAGCGAATAGCAGGGGCGCTTGACCCTACAGGATCGTTAATCGTTTGCCATATTTTCCACGGGGCAAGTTGCGTAATATCTTCGTTTGGAGGTAAACGCTCTACGTTTACTTCAACCTGCGGGCCACTACTAATACCCATGTTGTTAACGAGAGCACGTGCAGCAGCGTTACACACACCTTGTAAATCTTCGATGATCTCGGGTATGCCCTTACCCCAGAATGCACCGGGGCACTTGATAAACGAAGTCTTGCAGTACGGCTTCTCACCTAGGGGGTCATAGTTCAGCACTGCCTTAATGACATAGTTACCCACCAGCCAAACATTGGCATCGTACTCGCGGGTTTCATCAGGCACATCTTCTTCGGTCAAACCCCACTCAATGAGCATTTTGCCGCTAACTTTGCCCCAAAACTCGAGTGCATCGAACTCAGTTGTTGGGCGCATGTATGAATAATACTTGCGCTCTTCTTCGTTCTTTTGGAGTTCTACGTCTTCGTTAATCCAAGATAGGCCATTACCAATATCTAACACTTTACGAATTGCATCGTCGTCATAGCCGGGAACGCCAATTAAATCGGATAGCTGCATCCGACTCAGAGGGTGATACTCGAACAAATAACCTTCGTTGATGTTGCTAATCCCCGGCTCCGGGTAAATGTAAAACGGATCGACCCGTTCACACTCAGGGCCAAGGCGCTCAGTAGGCTCAACAACAGTACGACCTGTAGCGTCTACTTTCCAACCCAGTACCCGTTGTCGGCGTACTACAGGGCCTTTAATGAAGGCGCAGGGGTAAGTGACCAAATCAGTAATGAAGTCATTAAACGCCTCACTCCAACCACCTTGGGCAAACTGATCTTGAATTTTTAGCGTCATTTTGTCAGCACGAATCTGTGCTTGCTGCAAAACATCAAAACGATAGTCTTGCGCCACCATCTCTTTGATCTCACGTATCTCGCCAGCGTTGGGCGCTTTGCCGTACTCTTCAATCATCTTGAGCACGCGTTCGGCAAAAATGTCTTGCACTTCTTTAGACTGCGCGGGGCTTAGATCAGGGATGGGCGTGGGCTGCAAGTCCCACGGTGGAGAACCGTTATCTAGCAAGATGTCACGCAACCATGATTCAGCCGCACGGCACTTGACTTCCGTGATCATCATAAAAATTTCAGAGCCGCCTTGCGTACGAATTTGTTGTAGCTTGGTAGCTTCGTACTCACCGTTGCGCTGGCGTAGTGCTTGCAACATCTTTTGCTCAAGAGGGCGCTTCGCCATCTGAGCAGCATCCCAACACTCACGTAGATATGAAGCTAGCCCAAGAATGACAGGCTGGTTCTGGCGTTCTTGTAACGCGCGGTCAGTAACTTCTCGCTCTTGCCTCGCAAGTTCGGTGCTATTAACTACACGTAGAAATGTCAGTCCTGCCATTTATTTGTTCTTAGTTTGTGCCGCTTTCATGCGGGCTTCCGCAGCTTTACGTTGCGCGGGTGTTAACGAAGTCATCATATCCATGTCTTGCGGGGGTTGACCTTTTTCAACGGTATAAACTCCGCTGTCTTTAGAATCAGTTGCAGGTTTAGTTCCTGTAGGTTTAGTAACCACTCCGCCCCTCTCATAAGACCTGACGGCTGTGCTACCCATCTTGGGGTTAGTAGACGTTACTGTGAACGGTTTACCTTGACCACATTGCATAACTGCTCCTTAGAGTTGCGCCAGTATACACACTACCAAACAAAAAGAAAGCCCCCTGAAGTTTTTACACCTCGGGGGGCTGAACCTCAACGAGGAGGAGGTGACAACTGCGGAGCAGTACGCAAAGTGTATCACGTCCAGCCAGCAGATACAACTGACTTAACTTCACGGCGCTGTAAAAGATGCCCGCCCTCTCCCGCACTGGCGATGTGCAGCATCAAATACTGCAAGGCTTCAGCCACATGCGAGTGCTTATTCTTGTCAATGTCGCCGTCGCCCTTGGGCTTGTACCGGTACCCGCCCATCATGGCCGCTTTGAGTTGTGTGCAGCGGGGATCGACGAGGAACGCTGGGTCACCGTCAACTTGCCGCATAAGGTACTCATCCACTGCGTTAATGCGTGCTGACACATTGTTAGTCTTAGCAGGTATGACTCTAAGCCCCTCAGCTTTGATAATGTCCACGGCACTACGCTCATCAGTTTGTGCTCGTTGTATGCCAGCGGGGTCAACAACAACCAACACTGGCGCACCCGGAAATCTTTCGTAAAGTAACGGTTTGAGTATAGTCCGCACAAATCGCTGAATGCCCATGTCAAAACTTACAGCTTCGTCAAGTATGAGTGCTCGCCCCCGTGGGTCTTGCTGCCCAATGACTGCGGCTGGGGTTAACCCTAAGTCCATACCAATAACTACAGGACGCACACCGTTGAGGATAGTGCGAATGCGTTCTTTCGCCATGTGGTAGTCTGGCCTAAAATACTTGTATATGGGCATACCTGCTGAGGACAGCCCATACTCTCCGTCAATGTAAACCCGTATGTATTCTTCGCTGCGGCCTTGCGTGTCGTAATACCCGTCGGGTAAGTTCTCCACGTTCTCCGCTCTAGGGCTGCGTCCTGAGGGTTGCCTGAACACATCCCACCCGTTGTTGTTGGGCGACACGCCGTCTTTAGGGTCAAGCCCCTCCATCTGATAGTACCACCAGCCATCCATCGTGGGTGGGTTGGTATCTCCCCACATGCCATGCCACGAAGGGCCGCCATCCTTGGCGGACGGGAACCGTCCAATCCGTTTAGACATCGCATCCACAATGTCTGGGTGAATGTCTCGGCACTCGTTAAACCACGCGAAGGTCAACTCCAAGGAGTTCAAGTTGGCAACGTCATCGGCGTCGTCCAGTGCTCGGAACATAATCTCGCACTCAACCTCACCCACCTTGAAGAAGTACGTCTTGGTAGTGCGCATGTACTGCCCACACACACCGGGTGGGAACCAATCAAGAAACGTCTTGATCGTTGTATCTTGCAACTGTCTTGCGGTCTCACGCACAACAGCCGCTCTGGTTCTACGTATGCCGTTAGCATTTGGCTTTTGTAGCGACGCTCTACGCACAATCTCAAAAGAACACGTTACGCTTTTGCCACTACCCACTGGCCCCATGAGCACACGCATCTTGGCGTCTGACTCCATAAACTTCTTGCCCGTAGGCGGTGGGGTGTAGTCAATGTCAAGCGCCACAGGAAGCCTCTTCTACCAACAAGATTACAAACTCACGTCCGTGTTTCTTGCTGCGTGTAATCTTAGTTTGATAAGACTTGTCTAGTCTTTGCAGTGCATTCTCTACTATGACAGCATCTATGGCGCTACGTAACTTTACAGCTTTGTATCCTTCATAGTTCTGCGTAAATAATTCTTCAATGTTCAATGGCAGTTGCATCCTCGGCCTCAATGGTCGTTGCTTCAATGACACGGGCGTCCCGTGGGTCGTTACCAAGGTTAATGGTAATTTTTACACCGCCGCCTGCACCATCTTGCGGGCCTGCATCCTTAGGCTCTAAGCCACCCCATTTGACGGTGGACTTAATAAGGTCGGCCTTTACAGCGGGGGACACAGCAGGGTCATGGATCAAAAGCCAAGAGGTGGTCAACAACTCCTCAGCCTGAGCGCGAGCTTTAAGTCTGAACGTTAACCCCTTATCACGTACCTCAGCGCGGTAGTGCTCTACCTTTTTAAGAAAGATGGGGTCTGCTTTAAACGTGAGGATATCGTTTGTAGTGATGTTGTGCCGCGCTATTACTTCTTGTAGTTTCTCCCCGCTGCCCTCAAGGGTCAGGGCTACGTCAAAGGCTAAGCGGTCATTCCATCTAGTGTGGTTGAGTGGGAGGTTATCCATGTGCGCAGGATATGAGGGAATTATGGAGTTGTCAAGGGGGCTAACTTTACACGTCCTTTTTTTGGGTTGTAGTTTAAGCGGTTTACTACATACAGGGGGGGCTTGCATTCGCCAGTCCATGTGCCCCCCCCCTGTGCGCCTTGCGACGCACGCACGACAAGCATGGCAAGCGAATAACCCTACTAACATTGTGACTATTACCCCTAGGAAAACGGGCATACTTGACGTTTTTGTAAAGTTGTGAGAGTCTGAATTTGTCGGGGCAGTAATCCTACTACCCGACAGAGTAGGCGAACTGACCTACTCGCCTGCTCTTTAACAACTAGGTCGCTGGAGATTTTAGCATGACAGCTAAAACTTTTGAAGGCGGTGTTTCGATTGTAAAGAACACCAAGGGCGAGATTGCATTAAAACGCGATGTCGAGGGTAAGTTCAACGCTAGCAATGCGGCAGAGTGCTACAACACAATGCAAGTACTGGCGAAGAAACTGAAGGCGAGTATCAACAAGTACTCGCTGTTCTTGGTAGACAACGGAACGGAACCCGTTCTTCTTGCGAACCGCTACGGCAACCCCTACATTGCGCTTCTCCCGAAGCGTGGTGACGGAGAAACCAAGCGAGGAACAGTGACCAAGCTGGCATAAGAGAGCTTTGACCCCGGGCAGTGACAGTGCCCGGGTTCTTTTTTAACCACTGGAGAATGCTATGCGTGATTTTAACTCGTGGATGCATGATGTAGACCGAATGCTAACGAAATTGTGTGGTGTGGATGCTAGTATGCTCCCTGATTATGGGTACTACGATGCATTTCTTGCCCGTTGGACACCAATCAAAACAGCACAACGTGCAATCAAGCACGCTAAAGACTGCTTCTAACCCCTAAGCCCCTCGAAAGAGGGGTTTTTTTCGTGCTTACTACCGCCAATATCCTTT